CAATTCAAGCATAAGTTCTATAGCTTCATCACCTTTCTCAGCTAGATTATAGTATTTAGACCTAGCATAATCATAATCATCTTTTATATCAGTCATTAATTGTTCCATAATTTCTCTATGCTATCAATATCAGCTGTTATACTACCTGCATCATTTGATATAGAATCTGAAGTATTAAATAAACCGGTTATATCTTTTAAAGTTACCTTATTATCAATTTTCGATACGAATATTCCTGTAGCGCCACTCACATTTCCACTTATAGTTTCATTTAAAGTAAGCGAACCTTGTAAATTAGATATAGTGAGAATTATTTTATCCGGAGTATTTGGATCATAAACTGACTCTGATACTGTGTATATATCTGTTTCACTAGCACCTAGCGGATTAACTGTTGCTGTTTGCCTAGATAATGGTTTATCAGTAATTACGTTATTATTATTATAGTCAACAGTTACATTTTTTATAACGCCTTGTGAATTAATGCCGCCATAAAAATTAACTCTAGTCTCAAAGTCTAGCGTGTATATAATAACCCTCCGGGTTGAAAAATCTCCCTCATAATCATCGCTTAATGATACTGAGCCTAATACAAACGGTTGATCGGACTTAAACGTATTATTTACTTCTTTTACTGTAACCGTATATTCTGGTTGAAAAAATGGAAGTATTTGCTCAAGTATTTGCAATGCATCATCTTGGTTTTTAGCTAAAATACTTAATTGTATACCAAGCGTATAGCCAACTGGACCTAATATTGTTTTCTTTTTACTATTATCAAGAGGATCAGGAAAGGATTGTCTAATTCCTTTTTGTAACTTAGTGTTCGTATTATACGAAAGGCCAGTAATTTCAAAAGACATTCTAGGGAGCTTTAATGCAATTTTAGGATCATTAAGATCTGCCTGCTGATCAAGTCTAGCTAAAAACTTTTGCTTAGGACCATAAGCTAACGGAACTTTAATAATATTTTTAGCAGTTCCATCATTTCCTTTTCGCAAAACATTTATATCGTTAAACAACGTACCAAAAACGGCTACTGTTCTACGTATTGCGGCGTGGTAAAAGTGATCACCAAACATTATGTTGCGTCTCCGAATGGATTTGATTCTGAGAAGTCAATAATATCATCAGCCTCATCCTCATAGTTAAAGTTGCGTGCAGCTAAATCAGTAGTAAATGTACTGTCTGTAGCAGATGTTGCCACATCAAATATCTGTGTAACTGTACATGTTGCTCCACTATCAACCCCAGTGTATAATTGCCCAACGGCAATAGCATGGTATTCACCATCGGAAGTTTCTATCTGATTTATAGTCATAGAAGTGTTATCATGCGATACTAGCTGTGCAGACATATTTATTTCGGCTGTATCTGGAGATCCGGAAGTACCTATTACTATATTAGGCGCCGCGGCGTAGAATCTGCCATTTTCAGTAATATTGATCGATGTAACTTCACCGGCAGCATTAATTACCGCACTTCCAATCGGAGTAATAGGAGCGAATGTCTCATAATAAACATCAGCTGACGGAGGAGTAGATGACGGAACCGTTATAGTTGATGCATCTGCTATTCCAAAAGAATTAAGAGCGAATGAATCAATATAAAGACCATTAGTAGCATCAGTATTGCTTGATGAGTTAAGACCAAAGAATTTTGCTGCTTGCTCATTGTGATGATGTCCAGCAGCACCAATAATAATCGGAACTGAGTTAGATTCAGTAAAGTTATACAGTCGCGTACCATTTATATAAATTTGTACTTGATAGTTGTTTCCACTTATCAATTTGACAGATACTTTTAAATGGTTCCAATCAGAAGCGGCGTACGCTACTGAAGCAGTATTTGTTTTATAATGAGCTTGGACTTGATTGTTATCTAGTACCACATTAAAATCGCCGAATATTGCAATTTGTCCGTTATATGCTAATGAACTTTTAGTTTTAAAGAAGAATTCAAATGCACCTTCAGTTCTAGGGGCGTTAAATGCAGCATTAGCATACTTAGTAGAATCGTCTAGGTAAATTGATGATCCATTAAATTTTGATACATCGTTCTGTATTAAGCCATTACCAAGAGATCCTGAAGCTCTAAAATCTGTTCCTGGTTGTACATCAAATATAACAGAAGGAATAGAAGAATATCCAAATCCGCTTTGGGTCAATGATACAGACGAAACATCGCCTCTTCCCGACACTTGATTCATAACTGCAGTTGCAACAGCTGAACCAGTTCTTTCTGCAGTTATAATGTGTTTAATTCTTTCACCGAAAGTAAATGTTCCACTAGAAGATCCATAATAGAATATTTCCTGATAGCCATAATTATTTTCAATGCTATCAACTTCAGCAATACCAGTATTAAATTCTTCATCGTTAAATTCGAATAGTCGTGCTTGCAATTTAAACACAGGCAAATTACTTAACTGATAAAACGGTTGTTCGTGTTCTACATAGCTAATTTCAAAGAATGATTTAGACAAAGGAAGATAAATTAAATCACCTTCGAATGGCCTATCATCATTAATATCTGAGTTCCATATACCCACAAGTTTTTGCCATGAACGTTTTGCTACAATGAATGTAGCTTCGTCACGAATTTCCATACCAAACTTTTGGAATATATTACCTTCACCTTCAAATCCTTCGGTGTTTTCAATAAACATTTCAACGGTATTTGCTGTGTTAAATTCTGATTCTATATCCTCTCCAAGAATTAGATCGCGTTGAACAATCTTGCGAGGCATATAAAAAACATCTTGGCCATACATTTTGATGGACTCAATAATGATGTCCTCAAACATATACTGCTCAGTGTTTACTTTAGGCGAAAAGAATACATTAGTTGGCATGATCTATCCCATATAAAATTCAGGAGGCATTTCGTATTTAAGCTGCATTTCTTCTTCAATGGCGTTAATCTCGGTAACAGCGTCATCGTATAGCTGACGTCCATTAAGAGTTACACCACCCGGAAGCTGCATGCCTTCGAATTTAATAAGGTTTGCACCCCATTGTTGTTTAATTAGAGATGTTGTATATCTCTTAAGAAGCATATCATTATATATCGCCGTATGTGTATCGGGCTCAACTGTGCGATAAGCATCTACAATAACGTAATCGTTTACTGCTACATCCGATTCCCAATCAACATCAAGATATAAGCGATTCATATGTCTGCTAAAGCGTACCTGTTCTGGTCCGTTTAGCATCAGATTCATTGTACTGAGATATGACATTGTTTGTGAGTAATTAGCAAGGTTTCCTGTAAATCCTAGGCTGTACATATCATTAAGATGCATTTGATATTTTGCATCAAACATACTTACACTTGAATTACTTTCGAACATAGGAAAAATTCGTTGTACTGACAATACCTGATTTGGTAACGAGATATATTCATTTGTTACATCAGTGATTGTGATTTGATGCTTATGATATACTTTGTATATTGCATCAGAGTGGTATTCTTGATAAAATTGCAGAGCTTCATCGACTCGATCCGAGATTTGATCTTCATCGACGTTAATCTCAAGGACCGGAGCTCCGAGTTTACGGAGACAGTAATCAATGAGTGTCTGTCTTGAGTTTGGAGCGGCCATGTAAAATAGTCCTATAGTTGATTTCTATAAGACTATTTATAACTTTTAAAAACTTGGTATTAGAGATTATTCTGGCTTTTTAAATCTTCTATTTCAGCTGACAGCTCTCTAATTGCTTCAATAAGAAGACCAACCATATTACCGTATGCTACTGATTTAATTCCGTTTTCACACTGACTAACAACTTCTGGTAATACCCTTTCTACTTCTTGGGCTATAACACCAGCATCTCTAGGATTATCTTCTATGTCATTTCTATTGTATGTTACTCCACGTATCTGTAAGACTTTATCTAATGCGTTTGGTATAGGCGTAATATTATCTTTAAGTGATATATCAGAGTTTTGTGTTACGCTGCCTGATGCTAGTATATTACCTGATACATGTAATCTTTCTGAAGGGCTAGTTGTACCAATACCCATACGGCCATCTGATGACATAATATGTTGAGCAGTAGTAGTGTTTCCTACTTTAAAGTAGATATGTCTGCCGGCACTTTGACGGCATTCAATTACAAGATGAGCGCCTTGACTACTAAATAGAGGATCACTACTAGATCCTCCATCCGAAACCCAAATGCAGGATGAATTACCATCATTTGCAAAACCTGCTCTTGCTTCAAGTTTGAAGGCATGACTAGTGTTAGCAGAACTGGTTATTCTTGCAGAGCTCAGTACATCAAGTCTTGATTGCGGGCTTGTTCTACCAATACCTGCATTACCACCTTTAATCGTAATTCCTGAAGCGGCAGATGTGGTATATAATCCCATATAGGGAGTACCGCTATTATTTCCTACTTCTACTCTTGCTGATTGTGAACTTCCTTCTTGAAAGTGAATTGCGCCGTAACCAGACGCATTATCATTTCTTATTGATAATATAGGATAATCTCCATAACCAGTGCTAGCAGTATCTTTTCTTATCTCTAATAAAGTATCTGGCGAAGTTGTACCAATACCAACGTTGCCATCATATTGAACAGTAAACAAATCTCCTAGATAATTTGTGCTACTAGTCATTTCTCCTACACCAAACAGTGAACCAGTTGAAAGAGCATCTGCTGGTCCAAATGCTCTTACACCATAATTATCTGAAATACTAAACCCTGTTCTTGAAGCGCCATTCTGTCTCAGCAATAGTACTTGTTGGCCTGTACTTGTAACTCCAAAATCTAAAGGTGCTGCTGGACTATTTGTTCCAATACCAACGTTGCCATCAGCAGCTATGGTCATTTTGGTATTATTGCTTTGTTGGAATTGTATAGGTACATTATAAGCTCTTAGATTAAACATAGTATTATGAGCTTGAATTCTTGACAATATAGTCGAGTTATCATTTTCATAAAAATCTATTTCGCTATAGTCATCTGATCTACCAATAATTCTTAATGTACGAGCATCGCCGTCTGCTTGAATATTAAGAGGAGCTGTCAATGTCGATGCACCAATACCAAGTCTGCCATTACTGTCTAACGACAAGAAAGCAGCAGAATCGATGT